CTTTAGTATAACGAGCAGACAACTTCTCATACAGGTTATCTTCGATAGACTCTTCCGTTAGGGAAAAAGCCAAACCGATTGTGTCATGCTGGTAACGAGCAACCCAAGATTCAGCAGCAGAATCGTAAGCGATCCCTTTACCTTCACCTTTATTTTGTGCAGCACCAAAGCCACCCAGCATTACTTCTTCTTCAAAAGCTCGGTCAGAACTTTCAGAATCAAACAGCATACTGGTTTCATCTTCGTAACGTTTATATTCCAGACCGAACAATGCGTTCAGACCTGGCTCCAGTTCTTTAACGAGCTGTGCTCTATTAATAGCCATGATTTATATCTCCTATTAACCTAACGCAGCGCTAAATACGGATTCGAAGATCTTACACTCAACATCAGCATTAGCTCCCCACGCATTATCGTCACGAGGAACAAGTCCTAGTTGCATGAATTGACCACTTGTTGCCAGAGTCGTAGTATCCAGTTCCGCACCTGATTGACCAGTAGTTGTACTACCAGTACCAATCACAATATCGAAACCACCACGATTATTAGCAAACGCACCTGTACCCGAGACCTGTGCAGAAAACACAATGTTCGGATCATCATAGACGTATGCAATAATATTTGCTGCGCCTAATGTTGCAGTATCAGCAGGTAACTGACGAGAGAAAACAACACTACCATCGGTAGCGGTGTAATGACATCCCGCAAAAATACCTAATACTGCTTCGGTTACTGCCGCAAGATCGGCATAACCATCAGTGTCCAGGGTAAGGACATCACCGGAAAAAATTCCGGTACCATCTCCGCTGTCACCTGACGCAATTGGGTATTCATTCATACGAATAACACCACCAGTCATGTGACGAACAGGAGAAAACCCTCTTGGGTTATCAGAATTAGCCATCGCTAAGTTCTCCTAAAAATAAACATACAGAAAAAAGTTAACCTTCTTTATCGGTTAACGAAGCTTTATTGTCGGGATTTCCAAACTCAACTTGTGTTGATCTGGTTGGTGCTCCCATTGGCATTGAGGGATGAGATTCCTTCATCAGATCATTATCAATTGCTTGAAGCTGATTCCGAGTCTGTTGCTCATAATATGCCTCGCGCTCATTCGCCGTTTCAATGGGAATTTTCGCAAGAACCAATCCGCCTATACCTACGACACCTGCATGGTTTCCATCGTTCATTGTCATGGCACTATGATTAATATCTTTAGGGTTAACAACTTCATAACCCTCTTGAGTGCGTTTACTCATATTAACCAAATCTTCTTTGCCTAATGTCTCCGCACGTATGAATCGGTACTTGTACCCATCCGGTGCTGGCGGAGCCTGCAATGTAGCTGGTGGTTTCCACGGTTTTCTGTGCGTGTTATTTTCACGAGTATCTGCAGAGCGCGACGCTCTGGTTGTATTTGTGTTACTAGCCATAGAACTAATCCTCTAGGTAAAATTAATATTAAACGTATTTTGCGTATTCTTCAAGGGGTACGCCCAACTTTCTCGCAACACTTACCTGACTTGCAGTCAAGGTAACGGTCTTTTTCTTACTGCGAGGTGCATTAGGCGTATTACCTACTGGCGTAACGCTTGGGTTTCCGCCGGGAGTTACCTGCACTGAGGAGTTCGCTGATTTAAACTTCGTCGGGAAGTTTTTACGCATCCGTTGATCCAGTTCTTCATAGTAACCATCACTGCTGGGTATATACCCTTCTGCGTTAATCAGTTGACGATGTAACGTCAGTGCTGCGTTAGTCATTACCTGATCATCGCCAAACCACTCGTTCTTCTCGGCCCATGCTTGAGCTTTCTCATCCGGCGCTGCAGGTCGTTGTGGCTGAGATGGTCTCTGCGTAGCAGCAGGTTGCTGATAAGAACCTTGGTTCTCCTGTGGTGGCTTAGGTGCGTTTTGCTGTTTTGCTGCGTAAGTCGCTCTACTCAAATGGCCTTCAACGTTAGACAGTTGGGTTTGATAGCCAGTTAAGTTAGCCGTTGCTTCTGCAAGTAGCTCTGCATCATTCGACATATGTGCTTCTTTATATAACTGCTTCGCTGTACTAATTTCCGCAGTCAATCGGTTCTTTTGTTCGGTTAAGAACGCAGTCCCCTGATTTACCTGAGTCGCTCTTAGCTTCTCATTCTCTTTACGTAACCCTTCTGCAAAATCTAAAGCCGCCTGCTTCTGGCGTTCTTCTTCATGCATCTTATAGGTTAACGTATTGATTCGTTTCTTAACGCCATTGCTATATTCTTTAGCGTCGGGATTCGATTCATAGAATTTTTCCAGACGTTCTTCCGGGGTAGACTTATCTTCTTCCCCATCTGTTGCATCTGATGCATTCGCTAATTGATCACCTACATTGGGGTTGATCGTTGCTACTACGCTATCATCATCCTGCGTTTCAATATCGATATTGACTTCTTTATCTTCGGTAATTTCTTGGGTTTCCATCACTTAACTCCTACATAATCTTTTGGGTTATCAACAACTGCTAATACTTCATCGTCATTCAAAAGACGCAGACTTAAATCTTCGTCTGGGGTATCACCGTGCATGGTGATTTTCGCGCCTGCGTAACGCCCGAAGATTATGTAATCTCCTGCTTTACACCACGCACCTTCGGGGTACTTATCCCCGTCCTTATATGCATCGGGGCCAAGGGCCACAACGTAACCTACTACAGAAGCTAAGTCCTGTGTTTGCTTAGTGCTATCGGCAAGATAGATTCCACCTTTGCTTTGCTTCGCTACCCCCTCTGGGATAATCAAAATTCGATACCCTGTTGGTTTAGGTAGTTTCCCCGTCTGTTCTTCTACTACATCCTGACTGGACTTAACCGGGCGGGGTGTAAATTCCGAAGTAGGGAATTCTTTTTTCAGTGCTTTATCGGTAGAACCGAAAGTCTGCATGGTACTCATCTATAGTTCCTCATTCATCTGATCTCTTTTTTTAAGCAGGTCTTCAATTTCAACAATAGCCAAAGAGAGACCTGTAAGCTCTCCAACTACCCTTTTATACTCGGCGAAATCAGCAACACTACCTGCTGTTGTTCGTTGGCATCTGCTGTCTATCAACAGTTGTAGCTGCTGTTTTAGATAAGTCAACTCTTGCATTTAGAATGGTATCCTCTATTTTGATATTGTTAATGGCTTCCGCCATGCGCTCTTTAGCTGAAATTTTAGCCATATCCACGATTGTTTTCATCTTGGTTTTAAACTCATCAACCTGTAGCTTACCCTCATTAAACTGCTCAGTAATATCTAACTGCCTTCTCTGTAACTGAGCAATCGGATCTTCCTGTTGTTGTGGCATCATTTGCGGCATCAACTGGTTGAACAGAGCAAGTTCTGCTGCGGCACTATTCGGTGCTTGCTGCGGAGGTTGTGGCATTCCCTGTTGAGGTAGCTGCTGCATCCCTCCAGGCATACCCGGTTGTTGTGGTAACTGCTGTTGAGGTGCTTGTTGTGCGCTCTGCTTTTTCGCAATGAACGCAAGGTGACCCATAATGTCCTGCATCAGATTACTGGCAAACTCCATATTGCCCGCTATGATTGGATGCTTCAACATCAACAGATGCGCTTCGATATGGGACTGGTGATCCATATCCTGTACAGCAACCAGCTTCTGGTTCATCAGTACCTTCTGGTGCTCCATCATCGGGGTAACCCGTTGCGGCTTCTCTTCCGGTTTTAAGATCGTATCAATATCTGAAATACCCATCGCTACATACATACGACGATAGGCTTCGCGCACGTTATGTACTTCGGGTGCGGCCTGTGCCATCTGCAACTGCTGACTGGCCAACATGATGCGTTGAGCCATTGAGAAAATATTAGGATCACTTACAGGAATAATATCTACCCTGTCATCAAAATCCGCCTTAAGTACATACTGCTCTTCACCCTCTACGGAGTACGGATACTGTTGCCCCTCCTCCATATTCTCATGGATGATACGACCTAAGATTCTGAACTCATTCTTCTGAGCATTATGTAATCGCTTATGAATGGAACTCATCACCTTAGTGCCACGCTCCAACATCGCAATCGTAGTACCGACTGGCTGCTGCTGACCGCTGGTGTCACCCACCTGCATATCCGCAATGCTGGCAAACCGCTGACCTGATTCAGTCAACATACCCAACAACTGGAACAACACCATACTTGGCTCCTTGTAAGGAAGCGGCATTAGCGAGTCTCTTAAATTACCACCACTGGCATCTACATCACGCCATTCACCGGGAGCGATCGGTGTATCTTCCCCAGCAACTCGTAGACCTTTGGCCTTTAACCCGCCGGGTAAATTCGAAAACGTACCTGCATCCATTAACTGTCGAAGGATACCTGTGACCGCTTTGGTCAGTCCCCCAATTAAATGAATTAATCCGAAACCATAAAACCCCAGACCTGGGAGGAA